TCTTGACGGAACCCATATTCCAGGGTATAATGCTCTTGTAGAATATTTTAAGAAAAAAGAGCAAAACAATGGGGAACCCAAGTAAAATTAAAGGTTGTGCTTACGAAGCAAAAATACGAGATTTATTAACAAACGAACTAAAAATTGAATTTAAAAGGATGCCACTCAGTGGATCATTGGAGTATCTAAAAGGCGATCTTTGGACTCCGTTTGATACTGCTGGGTGGCCTTATTGTATTGAGTGCAAACACTACAAAGAAGTAAACTGGAATAATTTATTAACTGCAAAATCTTCTGATTTATATAAGTTTTGGAATCAAACCCAACGAGAAGCAAAAGTAATGAAAAAAAAGCCACTACTAATCTATCGGTGGAACAGATCTAAAGACTATATATGCTGGAATGATGATATAAAATTAAAACATCAAATAGAAGTTAACTGTTTTGACCACCATTTTTACATGGGAATTTTAACCGATTGGATTACCAAATACAGAGAGACCCTGGCATGAAATACTACGAAATAAAAATTAACGGCTACGGCGGAGAGTTAGTTAACGGAAAAGTAACTAAAGAACAATACGAGTTTTGGGTTGAACAAAACGAAGAAACACTTTCTCATCACGTTTTTTATGATCCCTACGACGAAACAAAAGAAAATTTAATACACGATGATAAAGACCCTCGCTTCTTAGGTTATTGGCATGATCTAGATGATATTATACACGAAAATGGGGCTGACCTCGGTAGTGCTTATATTGAAATTAACGAAGTAAACAAATCAAACGCGCGTTTAAAAGATGTTGTTGAAAACACAGAGTTACAACCATTACTCAAAGAAGGTCAAAACTTATGTACTACAAAGTCAATTGATTTAGATGACTATGCCACTTATGACGGACATAACTATATTTTTCAGGGTATGAGCATAGAAAAAGGTCTTTTCTTTCACACTATTCTTGAGTTACCAGACAATGAAAAATTTGATTTTAATAAACTAGAGTTTATGGTTACAGAGTGTCCTATTGGGGATGAGATAGTTTATTGTACCGCCTACGACAACCATAGTCTTGACAATACTATGGGAGGTGACACTATAGGCAAAGGAATTAGTATGGAAGTATTTGATTATTAAAACTCAAACATAGAGGTGGAAAAATGAACATAGAGAAATTAAGAAGAGATTTAGAATACGACGAAGGCGTGATCAATTCGATATATAAAGATCACCTGGGATATCCAACTTTTGGCATTGGTCATTTGATAACTAAAAATGATAGGGAATATGGTCAAGAAGTAGGTACTCTTGTTCCCGAATGGAGAAGTCGTGCAGTTTTTGAGACAGATATTGAGATAGTTTTAAAAGACTGCGTTAAGCTTTATGATGACTTTTATGACTTACCCGAAGAAGCACAATTAGTTATTGCTAATATGATGTTTAATCTTGGTTATACTAGATTTAGTAAGTTTAAAGGTATGAAGGCAGGTGTAGACTCAAGAGATTGGAACAAAGCTGCTGATGAGATGATAGATTCTCGTTGGTACCGCCAAGTCACAAACAGAGCCAATAGACTTGTAGAAAGAATCAAAGCTTTAGTATAAATTTTTTAATGGAAACTATTGCAAAAAAAAATGAAAAAACTAAATACCTTATAAGATTAATTCGTTAAATGAATCTTGATAAAACCTTTAAAAAATGCTATAATACAAAAATGAAAGGTTATCAACATAATGACTGATATAAAAGGATGGAATGATCTTGCCGCTGTGCAAGATCAACTAGGAGAAAAAAATAATCTTCTTATTATTGATGGTAATAATTTAGCGTATCGCTGGATACAAAGAAAAAATTACAATCATTTTGAAGAAGACTACCACCGAACCATCGAAAGTTTAGGCAAAAGCTATAAAGCAGATAAAATTATTATTTGTTTTGATTTTGGAAAAAGTTATTACCGAATAGAGTTAGCAGACGGTTATAAAAGCACTCGTAAAAAACCAAAAGATGAAGATGAGTTAAAGAAATACCAAGAATTTTTTGATTGTTTAAATGCTATTTATGAAGATTTACCTTATGATAAACACAAGTATCGAGGAGTAGAAGCAGATGATTTAATGACTTTTTTTACTATAAAATTGTCAGGCAATTATGAGCATACGTGGATTATCTCAAGTGACCGAGACTTATACCAGTTATTAAAAGATAATGTAAGCATATTTAATATTTTTTCTCGAAGAGAAGTTAACACTGATTACTTATTAGAAAATTTTGGAACTACTCCTTCCGAGTATTTACTTTCTCGCTATCTTGAAGGAGATAAAAGTGATGCTATTGATGGAGTACCTGGAATCGGGCCAAAAAGAGCACAAACACTTGCTCTTAAATACCATGAACTAGAGCCTTTATTAAAGGCATTACCTTTAAAAGGGCGAAGCCAATATATTAAAAACCTAAATCAAAGTAAAGAATTACTTTTACGAAATGAAAGAATGATTAATTTAACAAAGTACAATCGTCAAGCAATTGAAGCAGGCAAAGAAGGCAACGAAGTTTGGAAAGGACTTAACCAGTATGTCTAACTTAGAAGTTAATATACAAAAAACGTTAGAAGCCAAGGATTTAGAAAAAAGACTAAATATTAAATGGGACTTAATGCAGCAATTTCCCTATGACGCAGGATTTGATCTGCGTGCGTGCATACCTAGTCCTCTTAGACTTCTACCAACGGGGCATACAACAGTTCCTACCGGACTTCATTTTGAACTAGGTAATCCTAATTGGGAAATTCAAATTCGCCCACGAAGCGGCCTAGCAGCCAATTATGGAATTACTGTTCTTAATAGTCCTGGAACTGTCGATTTTGGATATAGAAAAGAAGTAAAAATAATTTTATATAATTGTGATGTGTATAACGACTTTCTCATTAGTCCGGGCGATCGTATTGCACAAGCTTGTTTTAGAGAAATACCTGAAATTAAATTTACCTATGTAGATCAAATTTCTCAAGTTATTAACGTTAAACAGCAACAAAAAAAAGCTGTCTCCTTAGCTGAAGAAATGAAAAACAAACTTCTTCAAAAAAGAGGTGGCTTTGGAAGTACAGGCGCACAATAATGAAACACCTAATTTTACTCATGCTACCTATATTTCTTATAGGTTGCGAAACTTATGAACCCTTAATCGACCTTAAAGCAAGCGAAGATGACAAAGCTAAACACGCACAAGAAGATCACATGGAATGTGAATGGTTAATAAATCGTTATGTTCAAGGTTGGTTTATTGATGAAAACGAGATGATAAGAAAATGCTTACACGGACGCGGACACTCTGTTCTCAATTAATTCTTAGTACGATGTTACTCGGTTGTACAACCAGTGACTTTGAAGATTTCAGATGGTGGCACACAAAAAAAGCAGAAGTAGATTTAGCAACTGTTTCTGATCCTTCTCAGTACCAAAGAGATTATGCAGAGTGTTATTCATGGTCAAGTGCTCACGTACAAGGACACGCTAATATTGCTACCGATACCGGAAAAGGAATAATTCAAAGCGGAACTACTAACTACGCAATAAATTCCATATTCCCTGATCCTACGTTAGCTATGTCCACCACTGTAATAAATGGAGCCGCAGGAGGAGCAATAGGTGGATTTATGTGGTCTTCGTGGACAAGTAATTTTAAAATAAATTTTTATACCGCAAAATGTTTAATAGGAAGAGGTTATATTCTTTTAGACCACGAATGGTGGGATAAAAAAGCAGAAACAAGATTTTCTGGTATACTGTAAAAAAGCCCCTTTATGGGGCTTTTTTTATACAAAATACTGGCTCCGAGGGCTGGATTCGAACCAGCACGCTCTTTCAAGCACTAGCTAAACAGGCTAGCATGTCTCCCATTTCCATCACCCCGGATCAATCAGTATTAGTGAACAGTTGCACCGTTATAAAATTCGTATGCCCTCAATAACCGTGTTATTCCAATTCCTCCTCCCACTCTAGGAATGAAATCATGATTCAAAAACTCATTCAATTCTTTCTCTACGCGTTCTTTGCTGAATTGGTTAAACAATAATTCTGCGTATTTTCCATCACTTATTGTATGAAACATATGACGCATTTCTTCAGTATCACTACTACGCTCTGCTGACCCTATTGTTTCTTGTCCAGCTATAATCACGTCTATCTTAGCAGCAGTTCCATTACCGTTTTGTTTCATATTCCAAAAAGGACT